GGAGCGCCATTTCGGCATCGGAGAAGGGTTCATAGTATCGGGCATTACATCGTCGTCACTTTTCCGCCCATACCCGGGCTGTTGGTCATTTCCATCATGGTTTCAGCAATCAGGCCCTTAAGAACGTCTTTGGTCTGAGCAGACGACTTGGCGGCGATCTCCCCGGCGTCGGCTTCACCCTCCACGTATACGTTAGTCTCGTTATGTATCACGATGGACGACGGACCGCCCACGGACGCGCCTCCGTGCATCTGGACCCCCAGTGCCCCGTCCCGGCCTCTCGCTAAAGGGAGGACAGCCTCTGGCCCGGCCTCGCCCATAAGACCAAGACGACCCCCGCCGTAGCCAAACATGGTGGGCTGAGTGGTGATTCCGCCCTTGGCGAAGGCGCGTACTGGACCGTTAAACGCACCGCCGCTGGCGAAACCCGGAATTCCGACTGCCGACATGGCGGATTTAATTACTGGAATCAGGATTTGAACTCGGATAATTTCGAGGATCGCGTCGTTTACAGCCCGGATGACATCAAGCATAAATTCGCGGATCGACTGGCGAGGACGAGTGAAGTCGAATGCACCCATAATGGTGCGAGAGATGGAATCCGCCGCATTCTCCCAAATCTTTTGCATCTCGTCTGCAAGTTCTTGCATTTTGTCAGTCGCGCCCTCCGCCTGAGCAACCATGGCTTCATTGGCCAACTGCACGTCCACAGCGGCTATGATTTCTTCCCGCTCCGCAGGGGAAAGGAATTCACTGCCGCGAGTTCCGGCTTCGTGCGCCGCCCTAGCAACGGCCCGTGCTTCCTGCAAGCGGTCGTTAATGGCCCGTTGACGCTCCAACTGTTTGAGAGCTTCCCCGGTGAGGCCAGCTTGGTCGGCTTCGTCTCGATACTGCCCGATAAGTTGAGACACCGATTGAATTTCGGACTGGATAGAAGTTACCGAGGCATCTCTCCACTGGTTGTTCAAATCCAGCTGGGTGCTATATTCCGACGTCACCGCATTCAATTCCTCTTGAACCACGATTTGGTCCCTACCCGCATCCATCTGGCGCTGAGCTTCTTCTCTGGCGTCTGCCATGAGGTTGTTGATCCGGGTTTGGGTTTCGGCATGCTGCCTCAAAATTCCTTCATATCGAGTTTCGCCGACTCCGGCCAGACGACCACGGGCAGAAGACGTGCCTTCTTCTGCTCTTTCACGCAGTTGAACCAGTTGTTGGAACCGTTCGTTAATGTCGTCGATTTGCTGCGCCACGTTGGCGTTCACCAAACTTCTGATTTGTTCTTCGGTAAGTCCAATGGCATCGCCCATAGCCAACAGACTTTCAATCGTTTGTTCGGCGTTGCGGTTAATTTCAGCGATTTCGCCCGCAATCTCAGTCATCAGTCCCGTTCGGAGACCAAATATAGTGTCTTCTCCGCGTTGGCGATTGGACTCTGCTCTAAGAATTCCGAGGTTGTCAATAATATTTTGAAGCATTTCCAAATCTTCAGGGCTTCGGGGAATCAAGTTCCCTTCTGCCCCGGAAACGGGAGCCATCAATTCTCTGATCCGGTGCATTTCCGACTGGAACGAATCCATGCCGATGGTGTCCACACGGAACTGGACCTCTTGTGATTGTTGCTCAAGATCGCGTAAAACTTCGCGATCAAACGCAGCAAATTGTCGCAGGTCCTCTTCAGCCTGATCAAAGTGATCGGTGGTGTTCTGGGCCGTGTTGCTTAGTTGCTCTAAGAAACTTTGGGCCTGCTGAAGGAGATTGTTTTGGTTTTCTATTTCAGAGTTGATTTCAGCCAAACGGACCTGTCTAGCTTGCAAGACCCCGGGAGCGTCAACCAAAGCGTCCAAATAGTCTTCACCTAAAAAGTTCTCCGCAAAAGCCTGAGGATTCGAAGCCTCGGCTTGCGCGGATTGCAGTTCTCCAAGAACTTGTCTGGAGAGTGCAATTCGGTCCTCGGCTGTCTGGATGTGGGCGTTAAGCGTTTCCATCACGCTGTCCCGTTCTTCCTGAACTTGGTCCAACGCCTCAGTATTGGCGGGAAGAAGAGCAGCTTGGTTGGTTTCCGACATGATGCTTTGCAACTGTTCGAAATCTCTAGTGATCCCGGAACGACGGCGATTCTCCATGAACATTCCGCCGCCGATTGTCGCCAGCGTACCAAGTATCATCCCGATTGGACCACCGGCAAATCTTACTATCACACCAAGAAGTCTGGCAACGGAGGCCAAAACACCTACGAGTCCGGCCCCAGCGCGTGTCATAACTCCGAACACGCCCCCAACTCGGGCACCATTCCGCATCATACCGACATAAGCTCGGTTGTTTAGACCTACGACACTCAGGAGGTTTCTAAACATGCGGGTCAAAATGTTGCCCGATCTGGCGTTCCGGATCATTCTTGATCCAAGCCGACGAGAACCGCGATTGAAAACGTCCATGGTTGCGCCGAAGCCCATGGCAAAACCGCTAGCGGTCATAGCAGCGCGTCCCAGACCCCCAGCACGTTGAGCAGTTCTTCCTAGGGTTACTTGAGCACGGCGGCGACCATTTCTAGCCAGTGCTCCCAAAGAGGAAATCCCCATGCTAGTCATTGCTGCGTTAGAAGCAAACTTGAGAGAATTGAAGGCTGCGGCCAGACCTAATACAGAAGCGGTCCACATCTGCCAGTTCATCTGTTCGAATACAGTTCTGTATTCATTATTTACGGCTGATGATTCACTGGTTGCTTCAGAAACTTCCGCCAAAGCTTTGGCGAACTTATCAGTGTTGTCTTTTGTATCGCTGAGGGATTTGGCCAAATCTTCATTTCGATCAATATAACCACCCGAAGCCTCAGATACGTCTTCTATGACCGAAGCCGCCCGCTGTGTTTCCCCGGACATAAAACCGAATGCGGTTGCGGCTGCGGTGGCAAGGCCCGCGATGATGGCCAAGATTCCAATTATGCCGGAACTGCCAGAGGCCACGGCCAAGAACCCAATAACGGCTTGAACAAGCCTACCGGCGATAAAAACCGAGGCAAAGGAAGTCAGGGCTGCCAGCGCCGGAACAATGGCACCACGGAATCGATAAATGACGGACGACAAAGCCTCAAAAGCCGACGCTGTGCCGCGAACAATGGCTATCATGTTTTCAGATTCGAACAGACTGCGCAGAGTATTGGACACGTTAACCACGGTACGCTCGAATCCGGCTTCCCAACCAGACAGAGATAGCAGGCGGAATGCTGTTACCATCCGGTTCATTTCCGCTTGTGCGGATTGGCGGGCGGCTTCAAGACCGGGGCCAAACGTGCGTCGCAATTCTTCAGCTACTCGTGGCAAAACTTCAGCCGACACCAACTGTCCGGTTCGCATTAGGGTGTTGAATTCGCGACGCAAACTCTCGGTGGCTGTTTCCACCCCGAAGTACGCTCGAACAAACAAGTTGAACGCGCCGGGGAGTCGGTCACCCAGCTGGTTCCGGAGTTCCTCGGCCTGAACGGTGCCTTTCGATATCATCTGCTCGAAGGCTTTAATCACGCCTCTTGTCTGCTCTAGATTGAACCTCAAAACGGTGGACGCTTCAGCGATAGACAAGAAAATGTCCCGGGTCTGTTCACCTTCCAACTGCGTACCGGCAGAAGCTGCTGACATCTGCGCGTACATATCCGCCAGTGCGAAAATGTCGGCACCCAAATGGTTAGCAATGCCGCGCATGTCCTCAAACGCTGCGTTTGCGGCCTCCACCGTACCAAACACGGCATGCATGGTGTTTCGGATTCGGTCGAAATTAGTACCCATTTCAACGATATGCCGGGCCAGCAGACCGAGACCAACACCGGCAATGATTCCGCGCATTGAACCCAAAGTGTTGTTCAATTGGTGGATTGAACTTTTAGCCCTGCGGGAAGAACGGGCCGCTCGTTCCGCCTTGTTGGAATACCTATCTAAAGCTCTGGAGGAACGATTGAATGCTGCGCCTGCGGAGTTGACTATTCTAGCCAATTCCACTTGTTTTTGTTTGAATCGACCCGTCTTGCCGACGGAGGCTTCAAGAATGTTTTTATGCTTTTGGTGGACGGCGTTCAATCTTTTCAGGCGCTTTTCCAAGACATTCATGGAATTAGTTGTGTCTCGGCCTTCGCGAGCCAGTTTGTCCAGCTGCGTATGAGCGCGCTTTACGTCCTCAGTGCGGACCTGAATCTCAAGTGTGGCTGCATTAGTTGCCATCGCTCTTAGGTGCCTTATAGTGTTTCAGATAAAGCGAGTCTATTTGCTTTATCCATTGAATCTCAATCCATTTTAACACAAGATTAGAATAGCGGCAATAAGCGTCTATATCAGTAAGAGTGATGGAATTGGGACCCATGCCGTTAGAAGTTCTAAATCGGCTCAGGTCCCAAAATATTTCCATCAAGACTCGGGTGGATTCTAGTTGCTCAGGTTCTTCGTGTTCCTCAGCGATGTCCATCCCATTTTCAATACGTTCGTTTACGTATTCAAGAAGGTCTTTTCCGTCGTCGCTTCCAAACAGAAGACTGAATCTCCAGTCGGCCCAAACGTCAACATTTTCGGAGACTTCTACGTAAAATTTGAGTCGTCCTCCATAAAGTCCTCGATTTGCTCCCGAATCCAACGGAACTGGGGATCGATAAGAACTTTGTAGACGTTTTCAAAGTCGCATGGAGGGACCACACTGTTGACGAGAATGTTCCAGTCAATTACGCACCGAGCGATGGTTTCAGTGTTTTCGTTCTCCATCTGTTCGGCAGTGATGTTGACTTTTTTGCGGCCTTTCTGTTTGGAAAGGCGGCGGTCCATGACCGACCGGGACGATTTCTGATAGTGATCAGAATACACACCCGCGACGCGAATATACATGCTGTTTCCGTCACCATCCATCAAGATTTCGCCGGACACCGGGTGGATCAAATCCATTTTAGCGCCGTCGTTAGATTTTTCTGTGAGTTTGATTTCTGAAAGGTCCATAGCTCTTTCCTCTCTAGCTGAACTGATTGAACCATACCACACTAAGATGGCTAAGTCAATGAAGGAGGAAGAACACCGTTGAAGCTACCAATCCCGCAACTACCAATAAGCCCATGATTCGGTTAAACTTCTCGGATTCGAAAGAGGGCTGAACCATATAAGAAGCTCGAATATGACCATATGCAGCTAGAATAATCGCCCACTGTCTAGAGGGCAAGTTAGCTATAACCCCCCATCTTTCCAGAGTCGAGCTGACCGGGATGTCGTAATAAATGGTTATCCAAGTGACGAACCAATAAAGCCCATCTACAAGTTCCCCAAGAAACCCGATAAAAATCCCCAAACCGATCCAATCGGTAGGACTGATCGCAACAAACCTGCGGAATTTGATACATTCCTTAGTGATGCACTGAAAAGTGCCGTGGTATCTTACCATCACCCAAACACAAAGGATAAGGGCTGGAATAGTCATGCCTATGGATGTTGCGGCAATTAAGTCATAGAACATCAGGAATCCCCTTATTCAGAAGGGACTCTAGCAGTTTTTTAGTATTGTTTTTTTCTGCCGCTTTCTTCACAACTTCTTCCTTAAGTTCTTTTAATTCGACCTTAAGACGGGCGATTTGTCTTTTTCTTCCATGATTACGGGGAGTCATCTATCTGCCCCCTTATTTCAATCCAAGTGTTAATTTGGTCTTTTAGGTTAGAAAGATACTCTCTTTCAATTTCCCTCTTGGCCTCGGCCTCTTTTCTCCATAACCAGAAAAAGAGACCCGCCATGAAAAAACCCGGTCCGTTCTCAAATAAATATGGAACTAACTGGGCGTCCATGGCGGGTATTTCCTAGTTGGAGGGAATTATGCGGTCAAGAACCAAACCATTGCTTTAGTTCCGAGAGCAGCATCTTCCTCTGCATAGAACGAAACGTTTTCAACGACTGACTGACCGGACGAACCCTTAGGTGCTGCCGTAATGACAACATTCGGGAATTCGATGACCATGATATGGCCATCTTTCTGATCTTTCAGTTTAACGACAAGGCGGAACCTCGTACCGGCAATATACTTCTGGCGCATGGAGCGCGAAGTGAAGTAGATCGACGCTTGAATTTCGGCCTCAAAGTCGCCCTGCTCGATATGGGACGCCGTTTCCGCACCAATTGCGAATTTGGCTTCCCGGTTGTTAGAAATCGAGAGCGACATGTTCTCAACGTCGTTGGAACTCACACCATCTCGCTCAAGAGACGCGCCTTCGATAGAACCGGCGAACGGAACCACGTCGGCAACAGCGGTGTAGGCACCGGAACCGATCGGGAATTGAACTTCGGTGTTGTCGGAGTCAATACCCACCATCGAGAATTCGGCAGTAACTTCGCCCGACGTCGGAATTTCGACGCTAAGTTCGTTGACTTCCATACCACGGTAGTATTCATAAATCACCGGGCTGAGGTCGAGATAGGCCACTTCATGAGAGAAGAATTTGCGGGCGGAACCGGCAGCACCGAACCAGTCGCCTGCGGCAGCGGTAATCGAAGTGCCTCCGGCGAAAGCCTCAGCAGTGGTGACTTCGCGATCAAGGGTAATGGTTCCACCATCGCTGGAAACCGCCTTGATGACATAAGTTCCGTCGTTGCCTGCCGTGGTCGAGCTAGCGGTCGTGACCGTCATACCAGCAACAAAACCAGTGGAGCGGAAACGGTTGCCAGAATCAGTGATCTGGTCGCCTACAGTACCGGAACCACCGGACAGAGTGTCCGATCCAGAAGTGGCAGCACCGCCGCCGTCGAAATTCAGTGTGGCGGAAGCGAACGACCAAACGCCAGTAAACGCGTTGCCGACCGTACCAACGGTGTCATAGCGAATACGAAGTGTGGTACTGGAAACGTCCTCGTAGGTTGCTTCAGCAACAGCATCTTCAGTTGAAGCATTAAGCGTTGCCACCAAATCGGCGACAGTAGCAGCGAGGTCCGCACCCAGTTCAATGTGGTTTTCTTCGGTAGGCGTTGTCTTGAACGTGAACAACACACCGTTGATGGTAATTGTGTCACCATCTGCCGGTTGGCTGTCGAAGACAGCGTCAGCATCTGCATACGCGCCATTGGCGACATAGGCCAGATTTGCGCCGGAAAGAGTCGGGAGTGCGAGAGTCGTTGAAAAGGCCGATTCGATCAACTCGCGAATGGAGGCGTCGTTCTTAAGGGGAACAGCGAGTGTCCCCATGGCCTGTTTGTTGCCGCCAACTTGGCGACCACCCATGCGGTTCGACTTGATTTCAGCCGAACGTTCATAGGTTTTCTGTTCATCGAAACTCGTGTTTTCGAGTTGGGGAACCACTTTCCATGCTGGATTAGTGGGCGTAGTTCCGCGAGTCGATTCAACGACCTGCGAAACCCGTACGCGGGAGCGGGAGGCGGGTGTGATTAGAGACGCGGGCATTTATTTTCTCCGTCAGTATAGGGTGTAGGTGTAGAAGTCGACTGACACCGAAATCAACACATGATCATCGTCCTCAGCTTGAAGTCCGTAGTAAGAACTGTCTATTGTAACCCGCTGAGAATTCTTCGTCAATGTTATTCCTCGTTTGAAGTGATCTACAAGACCACCGGCCAGATTGTAGGCAGGAACGAGGGGCCCGCCTTTAGGAACCATGATATTGATGTAATAAGTACCAAGAATCTTGTAATGACCCTGTGGCCCCTGACCTATGAGGCGAGGAGTTTGGAAAGTCGTAACTGTTCTAAGATAAGTGCTGTTGCTGGGTGGGTTGAAATTTTTGTCGTTTTGGAATTCGGTCTTAGCATTCCACGACCCACCATCGTAGGTTCTGAGCTTTTCATTGAAAGCATTAATTATGTCACCATCGTCGCGGGCGGGCATTAGATTCCGTTCTTCCGTGCTGCTTCTGCAAGATGAAGGTCCCAGTTCCTGATGTGGTCCCTGAACATAGCTCCGGGAGGAGATTGCGGAGACATACCGGCTTCAAGCAAAGCCACATAAGGGGCTTTGTTGTAAATGTGGATATTGTCACCGGCCTTATACGAGTTTAAGGGGGTTGGGTCCATAGCCTGATCTATGGTGCCCCTGAGAGCGGGCTCATAGCTTCCCGGTCGACTGTTGATCCCAAATCTCCAGTGAGCCTTGGCACGACCAGAACGAAACGGAGTCTGCCCGACAATGGCTTCGCCTACCGACCACGCGGCGTCCAGAACAATGTATTCCAAATCTTCAGACGTTTTGTCTGCCCACCTTTTAAGTTGGGCATCAAACTTCCCGCCCCGGCGAGCGTAAGTCAGGCTTCCAAAAGACCGTCCTAATCCTTCATTACGAGGTGGCATCGCGTTGACCCTGTCCTTTCAGATGAACGAGATAGTAAGCACCGACTCCGGAGTCATCCTCCTTGATCTGCTTAATAACCCAAGTCTCTCGGTTGGCGTCCCATGGCGCAGCCCCAAGCTGGACTTCGTTTCCCAGTTTCATCGGGGCCGAAAAATCCGATCCTCGAATAGTTGCGATTAAGTCGCCCTGTTTGAAGGCGTCAACGTCGTCGAACTTAGACTTACCGCCTGTCCACGCGAGCTTAGTCGCGGTGTCCACAGTAGATTTCTGCAAAGTTCCGGTCGTGTCGTCGTAGGTCGTGGTGTCGGATAGTTCTCGGACGAGCGCGTCCTTGATAACATCTCCGAACGCGGCAAATATGGAATCTGCTGTGGCTTTCCATTCCGCCGTCTCACTCATT